TTAATAGCAAAACGATTAAAATTAATACAAAAGGGAAAATGATTAACGGTAAATTTGTGAAAGATGAATAAAAATAAAACTATAGGAAAGTTCTCTATTGAGATAAAAGACAAAGGAAATAATATATATAGTGTTAAGATAACATCAGGATTAAATAACAAACAAATAGATGTACTAACAGATATATTCTGTCAGAGCCATAAAGGAGAACACGAAGAAGCTTTTCGAAAATTGGTAGAAGAGACATTAGACACATTCGCTAAAATTCTCTACTCTTATGACAGAAAATTAAAAGGTGAAAATGTAATTTTTAAAGATTAAAAAATAAAACGATGCAAATTATAAATAATACAGGCGCCATAATTGGAGAGCAAATTAACTTAGGAGATATAGGTAATTTGAATATTGATGATTCGTTTAAAGATAACACCAGTAAAAAGATGAATACTGAAAATAACAAAACAGAAACCTACAACTTAGAAGGTATAAAACCTATTATTGAAGAATTTTACAATGAGGAAAAAGAAATGTTTGTTATTAAAATATCATACTATTCAGGTGACGATTTCTTAGAATTTTTTTTAGGATTTAAGAAAAAAGAGATTGCAGATGAATATTTCTATAAAATCACACAAAATAAAATATCTAAGATAATATTAGAACTAAAATAATATTGGAATGAATACACAAAATTACCCCTCTTGGCTCGTGTCTGTAGCGCAAGCTAAGAGACTTAAAAAGATTGGGTTTGATATGCCTTGTCAATTTTTTCTACCTATAAAGATGTATGAAGATTTTGATACTAAAGAATTAGAATTCGATTTTCAAAAAGAAAATCATAATCAATCAGTTGATTATTGGTCTATCCCCTCAAACGAGCAAGTTATTGAGTGGTTCAAAGAAAAAGAGCTTATAGGAGTGATTGATTATTTCTTTGATATTATAAGAGATAAACCTCTTTATAAATATGAAATCAAGAATATCATAGGACAAGTGATTTTCATTAATAAAGAAGTAATAGAAACTTATAACGAAGCAATTAGGCTTCTCATTAATCAGCTCATAGAAATTTATAAAAACAAAGAAAATGAAAACAATATTTAAAGTAGGAATGAAGGTTTATGATTCAGTCTTCTTTCCTGAATCAGAAGGTGAAGTAGTTAAGATAGAAAAACAAATTGATTGTGAAAGAGTTTTTGTTCAATTTGATTGTTTAGATTATGAACTTCCATATACGGAACAAGGACGACTAACTTCCACCCATAATGAAGCTACACCTACTCTTTCAACTTCTCCATATACTTTTGATGGCTTTGAACAAAAAGCACCTGCAAAAACTTATGAGGAAGCTGTAGAATGGTTAGAAAATAACTCTAAAGATAGAGTAATTTATGCGGATGAGGCTTATATTAATGAAGAATATGAAAGAGCTTTTGAAGCCCTTAGAAAACTAACTATTTTAAGAGATTTCTATAATGAAGGTTGGAAGCCTGATTGGGAAGATGAGAAAAATAAATTTTGTATAGAAGTGGAGAATGGAAAACCTCGTTTGGAAATATGGAGAGATCGTAGTAGAGTGCTTGCTTTTAAATCACATGAAATAGCTTACAATTTCCTTGAAGACCAAAGAGAACTCTTAGAAATCGCAAAACCTTTATTATAATGAAAAGACATTACGAATTTACAGGCGAAACCAAAAGGTTTTATGATAAAAAGCTATACAGAATACGAGCCACCGAAGATTTACCACTACACGAAGTTAAACAAGGTGAATTAGGCGGGTGGATTGAGAAATACGAAAATTTAGCAGCTTATGCGTGGGTTGCTGATGAAGCAAAAGTTTATGGAAATGCAAGAGTTTCAGGAAACGCAAAAGTTTATGACAATGTATGGGTTTATGGAAACGCAAAAGTTAATGGAAATACAAAAGTTTTTGGAGAAGCAATAATTTCAGGAAATTCTGAGATTTATGGAAACGCAAAAGTTTTTGGTACTGCAAAAATTAGAGAAGCTCTAATAGCCGGAGAAGCTCAAATAAAGGATAATAACGACTATTGTGTTTTTTCTTGTTTTGGTAGTAAAAATAGAATAACTACTTTTTTCAAAACAAAAACAAAAGAAGTTTCTGTAATATGTGGTTGTTTTTCTGGAAACTTAGAAGAGTTCAAAAAAAAAGTAATAGAAATTCACGGAAATAATAAATTTTCAAAAGAGTATTTAGCTATGATAAAATTAGCAAAAATCAAATTTGCCCTACATTAAAATAACTCAAATTTAAACAACAAAAAAGCCTTCACATTCTGGAGGCTTTTTTTCGTCCTTTTTTACATTTTTATGATATTTTATTTTTGCATAAAATATGTATAAAATGGAAATTTGTAACAATCCGGAAGACTTCACTAGAGAAATACAGCATATTCTTATTTTTGATGCTTCAAAATTCTCTTTTAATCAAAATTTTAAAGCTCTTACACCTGATATTAATTCGTATTTGTTAAAAATACAACTTCATAACCCCGCCGCTTATCAACGAAAAATAACGATAAAAGAACAAAATGATAATAATTATTATGATGTTAAAATATCTCTTCCTGTTTATGAATTGAGTAAAGAAATCCGTTTAAAGCTGGTTTCTTTTCATAAAAAAAGAAAATATGTAATTGCCTTGGTTTCACAACAAGAAATGTTAGTTGTAGGTAATGAACGTGAGCCGTTTTCTTTTTCAATTGATGATAATATTTTAGATAACGGCACGGGTAAAGATTCTTTTTTAATTAGCCTAACAGGGCAAACTATTATTTTTCCTACTTTGAGCAAAATAACTGAAAAATTTCGTGTCCTTTTCTTTCTTCCTCCTATGTAATAATTTTGCTATAAAATTAATAATAAAATGATTTTATCTATTGAGCAAGATTTTTTACAAACGTTAATTCCTGGTTTAATACAAGGATTTAAAAATAATTCTTTTCAATCTAAAAATTATTTAGAAACAAAATATGAAGAAGAAATAAATCTGCAGTTTTTTCAAGAAAGTTCTATTTTTCCTGTAATATTACCTATTCGTGGAGCTATTGTGAAATATACTAGTTATGACTACATCGGGACTCAAACCTATGGAGAATATATAAAACTTTTAGACCAGCATCCTAATGTATCTGCTATTATATTAGATATTGATAGCGGTGGAGGAATGATTTCAGGAACTGCTGAATTGTTTAGTATTATACAAAGTTGTCAAAAACCGATTATTGCTTTTACTAGTGGTTATATGTGTAGTGCTGCATATTGGATAGCTTCGGCTTGTGATAAAATTATTTGTTCTCCTTTTGCTGATTATATAGGAAGTATTGGTACAATGTTACAAATGCAAGATTTGTCAAAATTATTTGAAAAATTTGGTGTTGTTTTTCACGAAATATATGCTCCGCAAAGTACTGAGAAAAATAAAATCTTAAGAGAACTCAGAGCAGGAAACCAAGAACCCGCAAAAGAGCATTTGGAATATTTAGCTGATAATTTTATACAAACTATAAAAACAGCTCGACCACAAATAAAAGACGACCAAAAAGTATTCAAAGGCGCTGTTTATTCTCCTGAAAAAGCTAAAGAAATAGGGCTTGTAGATGAATTAGCAACCTTGGAACAAATATTAATCGAATTATAATACGTTAAAAATATGAACACTAAATTTATTAATCTGGCTACTCTCTTAGTTACTGCATTGGAGGTAAAAAAACCTTTACTCGGAGGAGAAAATTTTATTACTCTAAAAGAAAGTCAATTGCAAGCTATTGAAGATGCTCTTACAAAAAATGATGTTTCAGCTATTGAAAAAGATTTAGCTTCTCTTAAAGAAGAGAAAAATCAATGGCTTGTAGAAGCTCAAAAAATCAAAGAAGAAACAGAAAAAGCAATGTTACTCAATAAACTTTCAGTTTCTAATAGTGTTGCTGAAAACATTGCCCTTTTAGGTGAAAAATGTAAAGAATACGGAGAAAAAACGCTTGTTCATTCTTTACCCTTAAACAATGGTAAAGAAACCGAAAAGGGAGAATTTGAAGGTATTGTTAATATGAATGACAAACATAATATAATATAATTTTATGGGAAAAACTATTGTTACAACCGAAATTGCCAACGAAATTAAAAGGTATGGTGACGCTCGTCCTACTGAGCTTGAAGCTGCTATCTTGTCTACTGAAATTTTATTAAACAGGTTTGCCAAGCCTTTAGGAAAAGTAAAAGGGGAATGGCATATACCTACTACTTTGATGAGTAATGTTGTACAAGCATTTTCTGACAAGTGGACAGGCGCAGGGATGGTTTCTTTTAAGAAGAAATTACTTAAAAATTTCCGCCAAAAAGTCAATTTTCCTATTAACCCAAATGACATTTATGGTTCTTGGGAAGAAGAAATGTATGCAGAAAACAAAAAACCAAACGAAATGCCTATTAGTCAATTCATAATGAATATGATTGCTAAAAAAATCATTTCTGATTTGGATACCATTTCTATTATAGGGGAGTATGACCAAAGCCAAGTAGGCAACGAAACGCCTGATTATACAAAAACAATGGACGGGCTAAATATTGTTGTTACTCGTGCCGTTGCAGATAATGACAACCCCGCTTTTCTTGTTCCTGTTGATGCTTCTGCAAATATTGTAGATAGAGTTACTAAGTTTGAAAAAGGATTACCAGGAGGAGTAAAAATTTCCACTATTTTTATTTC